TCGCCGTCAAAAAAGACAGGCGGCATGTGGCGCTTGCGCTTCTCGCCTTTCGGGACGTACTCCCACCAGTCGCCGTTCAACTCCGACGCCCAGCTTGCGTGATACCAGCACCGCCAGCGCAGCATCCAGCCTGCAAACGTGATCCACGATCCGACGTGCTGGAGGATGATTCCGATTGCGTAGAACGGCAGCCACCACCACGGCGTCGAGGCGTCGTCTGCCGCGCAGAAATTTGATCGACGCAGGACTATGTAGCCGCCCTGGCGAACGAATCGTTCCCATGCTGCTAGGTGGCAGTTCTTCACTTCTTCCACTCGCGCACGATCTTCTCGCCACTGCGCCCGACGACATAACCACCCACACCGATCTGGACGAGATGAAACAAGTTGTCGATGGCCTCCGCGCTTAGGTTGTCCGGCGTGAATCCGAACCAGTGGAACCCGACAAGTACAGCGAACCAGACCATCAGCACAGGCCGCCAGTTGCGCTGTAGCCACGACTCGCCCTGAACCTCGGCCAGAATAATGCTGCTCGCCTGTTTCAGTTCCTCGCTGTTGAGTCGCATGACCTCAAGCGTCAAATCGGCCTTGAGTTTTTCGGCGGCGTCTTTATCTGGCACAGCTTTGTCGATCGCCTTGCCGATCAATCCTGTAATCGCTGGAATGAGCGCCGCAATCATGCAATCGCCTCCAGCGCATCAGATAGCGGTACATACGCCTGCCCACCAACGGGAGAACTCACAGCTCCCCACAGCGCCGGGTCGCCAACATCACGGTCTGCGCGAACGTCAAGATGAAATCCAAGGCCGCCGTTCCAATGCGGATAGACGCCAATGCCGGTGAATCCACACATCGTCGCCAAGTCGATGAACACTCGTGCGTCATAGGCATCGACAACACGCTCTGGGAAGCAATCGACCGCCCGAACCTCTCCCCAGCGGGTGACTGAGTGTTGGCTGGTGCCTGCCGACTGGCCCTCTCTGCCAATGCCGCCATCGACGCGAGACAGTCGGATCGGAGCACCCCACTGGTGGCGCAATATGTCGAGCTTGACGAGCAGTTCCGGCGACATCTTCGGCCACCAGGAGTAGTGCGGGTCGTCACCGCGCGGCGTGATGAACTCGTCTTGATTGAAATATTGAAGTCTCATGCTCCCCACACTCCCGGCCATACGTCGCCAATAGGCAACCAGCTTGTCCGACCCATCAGGTCGCACACATAGACCTCTATAGCCTGGATGTATCGCGGGTCCATTGTGAGCCAGCAGTTCATTGGATCCCTCGTGCGACATGCTCAAACACCCACCATCCGACCGCACCGAGTAGAGACACAACGCCAGTAACTAGGAACCGAAGCTGCCAGCGCCGATCGCTGTCCTCCTGCTTGACATGGGTCGCTAGGATTTCCCCTGTGCTCTCCTGCATTTCGGTCTGGCGTTCTTGGTTGACCGCAATAGCAGACATGCCATCGCGGATGCCTCCAAGCTCATTCGCCAACCCATCAATGCGTTCGTCAAGCCTTCGATGGACATACGGCATTTCGCGTATCACTTCGTCATATCCAGCCTGACGTCCTTCCAGCTTTGCCAGCCGCTCTCCATGGTGTGATACCGATTCCTGAATCGCATGGACAGTTCGCTTGATGTCTTGGACGTCTGTTTCCTGGCTCATACTTCAGCACTCCAGGTCAAGATCATTTATCAAGCAGCGTGGGTGATTGATCCGGAAGAAAGGGTTACAGTCTGGCCGTTACTGATCGACACGCTATCGAGGTTGATATCGGCGCCACTTGTGCCAACGGTCAGCCCGGTGATCTTGTCGACGTCTGCGCTGGTCGTGATCTTCGCTTCCGCTGCGGTGCCAGAAGCACTAGCAGTAGCGCTCACATCCGGATCAAAGTCCAGGGTCAAGACGTCCCCAGCAACAGTGCCAGACGGGTTCGGCAGCGACAGGGTGACAAGCGTCTGCGCCATGCCAGCAGTACCGATAACGACCTTGGCATTAGCTCCAAGCTCGGTCAGAACGGCGCTCATGCGAGCGGTCTTAACAGCAGCTACATAGGTGATAGCCATTAGGAATCTCCAGAAATGAAAAAGCCGCGTCTAGCGCGGCGGTAAAACGGGAATGGTTGTCACGCGCTGAAGCGCGTGTGGCTACTCGTAGTCGAAGGGATCTCGACGAAGGCTTTGAGTACGCCTGCCGTGATAGGCATGTGATGGACGGACGTCGGATACCGCCTCATGGCGCCGGCGGTGCTCCAGTACGTCGTAGGACATAGGAGGCCCGAAGATGGCGTCAAACTCGGCAAGGTATTGGGCCGCTAGGCCAGAATCACGGAGGTCTTCATCAGGCATACGGAAGGCCCGATGTGCCGCGTAGAGGCAAAGGTTCTCGTGATAGATGGGATCGATCTCAGGCTCTGAGGACTCGGTCATCTTCGCGAGCGGCATACGCCAGACTCTGAGTGCCAGGGATTCCCCTTCAGTACTCGGAGTTGGAAACAGGGTTAGGGTCAACCCAGTCTGCATGTAGTGGAGTGGGGTGTCATGCGGTTGATCTCGCCAACCGGCGTACTTGGCATCGAGTTGCGCCGGTGTCGACTTGGTAAGCGGGACACCGTCGAGCGTTACCGACTCGACCAGTACGATGCTCGGGTCCAGTTGGTAGGTAGCCTGGTCGACCACGATCGGAACTTGAGTTACCCCAGGGGTCGACTCGTCTACCAGTACACGTTGTCGCCGGCAGACCTGCTCCTGGGCCAGGTTGAGCCACCGTAGAAGCAGCTCGTCATCCCAGCGATAGGGTTCGACGGTGTCGTCTAGGAAGTCGACCCGGAGGGTCTCGATGAGCTCTGCGGCGGTCATCTATCAGCTGCCGAACTTCTTCTGGTGGGCATGCCGGCGCTGGTTCGTGTTCAACCCCTTCATCTCTTCGAGGGCGTTACGCGCGTCCTGGGGGGTCATCTTGCAACCTCCCGTCTGGGCCATGCCGTTGCGCACCCGGGGTTTACCTGAGCGGCCGTATTGTTTCATCGTAATGCTCTCCCTCGAAGTCTTAACGCGACTTCTTCTTAGCGCTGGTTTTCTTGGTGGACTTACCGCGGGTCTTACCGATCTCACCCATGATGGAAGAAAGTCGACTACTCTGAGTCGCCTTACGGGTGTTGATCGCCTTGGTCGCGTTGTCGAACAGTCCGCTGCCGTACTTGCCTCGGGTCTTGGTAGTTTTCTTCATGACGTCTCCAAAAAAGAGACCCCCGTCGCCGGGGGCCTCAGGATCCTGATCAAGTCAGGGGTTTCGCCTTACGCGCCTTCGGAGCCGTACAGCGTGCGCGGATCGGTCCAGCCGAAGCTGTAACGCTCGCGCGCCTTGTACCGCATGTTGCCGGTCTCGAAGTCGCCCTGCATGCCACGCTCCATCGCGGTGCGACGCATGTGTTTCAGGCCGTCCGGGCAGTCGGTCTTGATGAACCAAGCGTCCGAGTCGGTGAGGCGGGTCATGGTGATCGGATCCGAACCAAAGACACCCTTGGCGACGATCGCCGAGATGTCGTTGTTGGCGGTACCGACACGCATGGTCGAGCGGGTCAAACGAATCGACTCGTACTCGAGCTCCGGCGGGACGATCAGCTTTTCGGCCATCAGAGCAATCGGCACGCCGCGCTCGTCAGTAGCCTTACGGATCTGGATGAGCAGATCCTCGATCGCCTGCTCGGACAGGTCAGCCGGCGTAGCCAGCTTGTTCGAGAAGGTTCCACCACCCAGCAACGGGTGCGCGGTGCTCAGAAGAGACACCCCGTCGCCGCCGACGTGCGACCCAGAGAAGGCGTTGTTGAGGAGCGAAGCCCCTTTGATTTCCTTCGTATGGATCATGGCACGAGCCAACGCCTTAGCGTATTTCGGACCCTGTTTGCTGTAGAGGTTGTCCTCGATAGCTTCCTGGGTGATGGCGAAGGCCAAGGCGATGGTTTCATGCACGTAGCGCGCAGTCCAACCCTGCATACCTTCGTCGTAACCGACGGCCGAACCTTCCGGCTTGACCTGGGCAGCACCGAAGCCTGCCTCCAGAACGTCCTCTTCGAACGCCCGCTTGGAGCCTTCCTCTTCGAAGACCATCTTCCACTCTTGCTGGCGATCGTTGTACGCCATACCAAAGTGGGTATTCAGGCCTTCCTCGAGGTCCTTCGCGAAAGTTGTGCGATTCATAACGGCCATGATTAGGTACCCCCTGCGCCGGTTACGATGCCTTTCATGGCATGCTCAGCAAAGAGCACTTCCACCTGGCCGTGATTCCCGTACTCGTTACCGACTTCTGGGAGAAGGCGCAGCAGCTTCAGTGACTTGCCAGTGGTGGCAGTTGCCGAGCCCTCAACCTCAGAGGTCGACTTGCCAGTGACGACGTTGCCCGAGCCAACGACCCAGTCCGCCAGGGCGCCGATAGCCGCCTCGGCGATGGCGTCGGCCTGTGCCCGGAAGATAATGTCGGGGTCGTCATAGACGAGGGCCTCGACCTTGGTGCCGGTAGCGATCGAGGTGCTCGCCGGCCAGTAGGGTTTGAACTGTACGTTGCCTTCGGCGTCGATGAAATTGCAGCCAGCGAACACGCCGATTGCTTTGGTGTCACCAGCGCCGCCAGCGGCAGCGATCTGGATGTTATTGCCCGTCCCGGTGAGCTCAACGATGTCGCCAGAGAAAATACTCGTGGCATAACCATCAGCGATCGAGTAAGCGTTCGTGACGACAACGCCGCCACCCAACTTACGAGACGGACGCAGACCATACGCGGCATCTTGATTTGCCATTGTCTTGTCCTCTTAACAGATTTAGAGCGGTCGCCGGGTAGCCCCGAGACCATCGGAGGTTCGAGAGGTCAGTCGTCCGCGACCGGTGCAGGTCGATGGCCAGTACTGACGTCGGAGCGGGCATCTATCTTCACAGGTCCGAGGCCTCGACCTCCCTCCTGTGTTTTCGCGAGCATCTGGTTCACGGCTTCCATTTGACGTTCAGCCATGGTGCGGTTGTGAACGGAATGCTTCGCGTGCATGTATTCAGGGCGCTCCATCAGGACAATGCCGTCCATACCGATGACCTCGCCATTCTTCGACTCGATCGTCGGCGCGTACACGGCTGCGGGAACCGTACTGGCCATCCGCGGACGGTAGCCTTGGTTCATGCGCTTCATTACGTTCTTGGGATCGTCGACCCCGTTCAGCTTCGTTCTCACCCAACGTTGGACAAAGCCCGGGCGGTCCGGCAGCTGCTTGGTGTCAAGCAGACCAGTCGGCTCCCAGATGTCCTCGTAGGTGTCATGCACCACATCGCCCGCGCGCGACTCTTGCGCTCGGGAGCGGCGATCCTCCGGTGGTTTCTCACCGTAGGGGTTGTGCCCAGACAGGGCGTCATCGAGCAGACCGCTCAGCTGTGAAGACGGCCGAGTGGTCGCGTCGTTATTCGTGTTCCGGTTGTTTGATGGACGTGCCATGGCCTACCTCAGCTCAGTGGTGTGTTGCGGTTGCGCCAAGCGGCACGATCTTTCGGGTTGTTCGGGTCCAGGTTCCACCTCGCCATCTTGCGTAGGTCATCCGCCGTCAGCTGCTGGTTGCGACCAGCCACGCGCCGACTCCCAGAATCCCGAGGAACCCCTGCAACAGCCCCTCGTTGGGGTTCACCGCGACCGGTGGGCTGCTCGTCTTCGAGGTCATCGTAGACGTCACCCTGGAGATCCTGGTCGGTGTACTCGTCAGGGAACAGTCGACGATCCAGCTCGTCGTACAGCTTGGGGTCGTTGACCTTGTACCCGGCGTCGGTGAGTTCCTTTTCGATCTGCGCGGCACGCGTCAGGGTGGTTTGGTCCAGACGATCCGACCGGCGGTCCAGCCAGCTCTGAGTTGCCGCGGCCACGCGTTGGTTCACCACCGAGGGCTTCACTGCCGGCGGTTGATGGTCAGCCTCGAGCCGCTTCGTCTCCGGACGTGAGACCTTCTCGCGCAGCTTCAGGCGAACGTCGAGCAGCTCGTCGTTGAGCTTGTTCACCGCGGCCAGGTCGCCGTCATCGAGGGCCACCTGGCGCCTGGCGAGGAGGTCTTCCTCGCGCGACTTGTAGCTCTCCCCTTCGCGCTCCTCGAACTGGTTCAGCCGTTCGCGTGCTTCGCGCAGCTCGGCCTCGAACTGTTCGCGCTCGGCGCGCAGTCGCTCACGTTCAGTGCGCTCCTGATTCAGCTGGGTTTCGAGCATCTTGCGCGCCTTGACCTCTTTGCCCACGCGCTTCTTGACACGGGCGCCGTAGTCGTCAAAGCGATCGTCCTCGTCGTCGAGCTCGCGGGGGTTGAACGCCTCAGGGTTCGACTCCAGCGCTTCGCGCGCCTCGTCTGTCAGATCGTCAAGGTCTTCCTGGTGTGCTTCGTTCGTGTTTACCATCGGTGCCTCCTCAGCAATAGATCAGAACGCTCTCGGGCCGCGGTATAACCGACAGCACCTCGTCGTCGTTAAGCAACTTGAGAGACACGTACTTGCGTCCCTCGCGGTCTCGAACCTTGATCTCTTGCCCGGCGTAGGCGCCGTGAGCAACGTAGTCACCGACCTTGCACCACGGCTTCGCGGCGTTGTCTTCGCCTGCAAACTTCTGGTGCTGGTAGCAGAGGTGACCCATAGCCACCACGCGGCCGATGTAGCGTAGATGTTCCTTCGCAGCGATCGCCTGCTCCGGGAGAACCAGGCCTGAGGCCGTCTTCTCCTCCACCTTGATCGGTTCGATCAGGATGCGCCAGCCGACTGGAATCGGGTAATCGCTCGCGTCAACCTCACTTTCAGGGTTGGTTATCTGCACAGCAGCAGTCTCAATCATCGTCGTCCTCGTCAAGGTACGTTTTTGCCACAACCGCGATGTCGTCGATGGCATCGAGCCACGCCTTGCGGACGGCGACACGGACCTTGTAGTCGATGTGATCGCCGCAACGCCCGGAGACAAGCGATTGCGTTTCGGAGTCGACGCGATCCAGGAAGCGCCGCTCTAGCGCACCCAGGAAGGCGTCGTGTTGAAAAGAGAGCTTGGGGTTAGACATCCCCGCCGCCAGGGTTATTCATCGACTCGAGCTGGGCGTAGACCTGGTCGGCCTCACGCTGCGCCGACTCGAGTTCCCGCGCGACGGCACGATCCATCTCGGATGCGACCTTCGCGTCGTCACGGTCGATCTGAGCCATCGCCTTGGCGTCCTCGCGCTCGATCTGAGCCTGGGCCTTGGCGTTCTCGATCTCGATCTTGGCCAGGTCCAGCTCGCGGGGGGCTTGTTCCTGCGACGACTCAGGACCTTGCAGCCCGAACGAGTCGGGGGCCATCAGCTGCGTCACGTTGGCCGCCTGCTGGGCCACCATGTCCTGTACCTGGGGATCCTGTAGCGCTGCCGGGTCCATACCCTGCAGCACCTGGATCTTGTACAGCTCGGCGAGGTGCTCGGCCATGTGGGCCTTGTAGGTCGGCTCGAGGTCCTTGCGCATGTCCTCAGGGACTATCTGATCCCACCAGATCCGGTGAGCCATCATGTGCGCCAGGTGATCCTGCTCCGGGTAGGCCTGAACCGCCTCGCCCTTCAGCAGGTTCGCCCCCTCCGTGACCGGATCCATGGGTGAGACCTCTTGAGGCGGCGGGAGCAACGCGTCGATGTTCTCGACGCGCATGGCGGTGAGCATCCGGCGATGCACCTCGCGTAGGTCGTAGAGTCCCGGTGCGTTACCGGACAGCTCGACCACACCCTGAGCCTGCGCGATGCGCTGAGTGCTCGACACAACGTTGGGGTCGGACACCGGGAGGACGTCGACGCGATCGTCGAAGTCCGCACGCAAGACGACTTGTTCGTCATCCTCCACCAGGTACGGATACTGATCCGGAACGTATTCGCCATAGAGGTCCGCCATAATGCGGAACTCGACAGCGTGGGCCTCGTGCAAGCGCTTGTGGATCGCCGAGAAGACCTTCAAGCCCTGCTCGATCAGCGCCAACGTCGTGCCCACTGGGCCGTTGTTGTTGGCGTCTCCGGTCAGCGTCTCCGTCGTGCTCGAGTACCGCCGACCGAGTTCATCCAGGTACCCCAGAACCTGGAACATGGCGGTGCTCGGCTCCCGGTAGTCCATCGGGAAGAAGCACTTCGAGAGCTCCTCGGCCGACATGTCGGTCTCGCGCCACTCGCCCATGCCGAGGGGTTCTTCGCTCTTGAGCTTAGCGTCCCGGGACCGGAAGCCTCCGCGGGTGTTGGCCAGGCCAGCAGCGTCCAGGAACGCCCGTAGGGCGCCCGTGGCAGCGCGAGACAGACCGCCGATGATATGGATATAGCCGAAACCGTAGAACCCGAACCCGGGCAGGAAGCGGTAGTGCGTCACCTGCACCCGGCGGTTCTTGTACGGGTCAGACTCCTTCCAGCCGCGGCGGATGGAGAGGACCACCTGGTTCTCTTTCTCCACCGTGACCACATAGGGCAGCGCGATCCCGGTAGGGTTGCCAGCCTCGTCGAGATCCTCCAGGCCCTCCAGGTCGAGGTAGCAAGCGCACTCGAGAAGCGTGTACCCGCCGTCCTCCTCGTAATCGACCGGCTGACGACCCTCGGCCTCATCGATCGCCTCGTGCAGTGGGCTCATGTCGGAGCTGTCGCCAGAGGCGCGCATGCTGATTGTCGCGTCGCGGTAGTAACCGACGTGGATTAGCTTGCGGATGTCGTTGCCGGCTACGTTGCGCATGCGGTGCGTGTAGCGCACGGCGGTAGCCAAGCTGGTCGCCTGGTAGGGCACCAGGAAGTCCACGGCGTCCACGTAGTCTGACCGCACGACGGCCGTCTGCGGGTCGAAGTACTGCTTCTTGAAGCAGGACCCGGACAGAGGTAGCCGCATCAGCATGCGGTCCTCTTCGTCGAAGCCGCCGTTGACCTGCGTGTACTGCCAGTTCATGTAGTCGGCGACACGCTGCGCCTGGGCCTGCACCTCTGGGGTCTTCTTACCCATAACGATCGTGCGCACCGGACCCTGGGCAGGCCACATCTCAGAGATCGCGCGGGCCTGGAACGCCGTCACCGCCTCGGCCAGGACAGGGTGCGTGACGCTGGCAGCACCGTGGAAGGGCGCGACCCACTCGGTGTCGTCGATCACCCCCATCATCTGCATGCCGCGGCGCTCGCGCTCGTACCACTCTTTTCGCGACTCCTCGTCCCGGTCGACCCACTCGATGACATCCTGGGCCAGGCGGGACAGGGTGTTCTCCGAGAGCTGCTCGGCCAGGTTCGCGTAGTGCGAGGAGTCGAGGTTGATCCCGTCCTCCACGTACAGTTCGTCGGCTTCCTCGGCCGTGAGGATGTCCTCCCCGTACTCCTCAGCCATCGACGCCAGGCGGGCGATGCGCTCTTCCGGCTTCTCGGCCAGCGGTAGGATGTCAGCCGTAGTAGCCATGCTTTACCTTGGGTGCCTCGTTGTATTCATCATCGGGGTGTGTGTTCGTCGACCCGACGAAGGCGTCCTCGTCCCCATCGTCCGGGTGATCTACCCACCAGCCTCGCCGCAGATACAGCACGGCCTGGGTAACGGTGTCCGTGAGATCGGCCGACGGTGGCGCACCGTTGGGGAACACCCCGCACGCGTCGATCACCTCTTCGGCCCACTGACGGTTCGGTGCCCAGACCAGGCCGGCAGAGAGCGCCGCGGTGGCCGCGTGGGCCCGCGCTACCTTGTCTCGGTCTGGCAGATAAGTACGCAGCCTCACCCGACGGTTGCCCCGGCCGGCGCGGCGCAGATCCTGCAGCAGGCTGATGCCTGAGGCCTTCTTCTCGATCAAGTGCGCGTCGGGCGCGAAGTCGAGCGTGTCCTTCTGCGCCCGCTCCCTGAGGTCCGGGTAGGCCAGGCGCTCGGCCCAGGCGTGCAGCAGGATGATCTGGTGAGCCTGTTCCTGCTCGTTCCAGAACACGCCCCAGGCCGTGCGTGCGCTGTACGAGGCGTTCTTCATGTCGTCGGCCGTGTACGCCGTGTCCCAGGACAGGTAGACGTGCTCACAGTCCGGGAACGGTTTGTCGTCCGGCCACCGGCGCCACCAAGACTTTCGCAGGATACCGCCCTCGCTTGGGGCTGGGCGCTGCTGCAGCTGACAACTGGCGCCGTACACGCCGCTGGTCGCCTCGAGGTCTGACTGGAGCTTGGCGACCGCGGACTCGGGAAACCGGTCGGGCCAGAGCAGCTCACCAGGTTCGGTGCGAGGGTCCACGTACCCCAGCGCCGAGGCCGGGTTGACGATTCCGGCTTTCTTCCGGCTTCTCTCGTCGAGCTCGTAGCGCATAGGCAGGACCAGCCACACCCAACCGCGAGGGTTGCGCTTCGACCAGACCCCGTCTTTCTTCACCACCTCGCCGACCAGGTCACCCCCGTGGATCCGCTGCATGATGATCAGGATCCCACCCTCGGCCTGATCATTCAGTCGAGAGGTGACCTTGCCAAAGTAGGAATCAATGACGTTCTGGCGCTCGGTATCAGACAGAGCGTCGTCGGTGGAGTGCGGGTCGTCCACGATGATGGAGTCGCCACCCTTACCCGTCAGCCGGCCGCCGATCGGTTGTCCGTTACGGTGCCCGTTCGCGGTATTCCGGTAGAACTTCTTCTCGTTCTGCCCGTCGGCGATCTGAACGTGGTCGCCGAACATCTCGAGGAAAGCCTCAGACTCGATCAGATTCCGAGACTGAGTCGCATCGCGCAGGGCCAGGTCGCTCGAGTTCGCCAAGGTCAGGAACTGGTGGTAGGGCCCGACGTACTCGGCGCCCTCTACACCCTCAGCCTTCAAGGCCTCGGCGTCCTGGATCCACACCCATACCGGGTAGCAGACCGACACCAGCGTCGACTTCATGGAACGCGGTGGAATGTTGATGATGCCGCGGCTGAACTTGCGGAACGCAAAGTCCTGCAGGAACTGGCAGATCAGCTCCACCGACCAGTTCCAGCGCAACTCTCTACCGGGCTCCAGGATCTGCCACGCCCAGCGTACGAAGGCGCCGAAGTCGCTCCGTAAGAGGGCGCGCTGCTGGTGTAGCGCGCGCTGCTTTCGGATAAGGAGCAGCTTCTCGCGGAGGGCTCGGACATCACCTGCGCCGGGCAT